TGTAGAAGATACAGGAAATCATTTTGTCTATGTGCTTGATAAAGATTATGCGCCCTTGGAAACGGCACTGATCTCTATGAAATCTACTCAGAAGAAAAAGTCTAAGACTTGGAATTCTATGATGGCAAGTCGAAGACTTAAAGGGAAGAAGGGTTTCTTTACTCCGCCATCTTGGGCAACTGCCTATAGATTGCGAACCACTAAAGAAAGTAACTCACAAAACTCTTGGTACGGTTGGGTTGTTGAATTCGATAGGTACCTTGATGATCCAAAATTGTCGTCCACATTAGAAGCGACAAGAGGGTTTTATGAGACTGCAAAGAAAAGCGATATCTTTGGTAAGGTTAATTTTGGTGAAGAGGAATCTGCATCAGAAGCGAAGCAGATAAAAAATGATAGTACCCCCTTCTAATGCAAAAAGAGTTACTTCAATTATTTGAAGGTGACTCTTCCCAATACTTATCCATCTCTCTGACGGGGGAGATGGATGAGAGGGGTAAGAGAAAAGCTTCATACTCCACGATCCACGAACCAGTCACTGAGAAACTTTGGAAGAATCACGTTGATGGGAAGCACTTGATCGGTATTCGCCCTGAGAATGGTGACAAACTAAAATGGTCATGCATCGATATAGATCCAGCTAATTACAAACAATACACATCCAAAAAATACGTAGACATAATAAGAGATTTTGAACTACCACTAGTGCCTGTTAAATCTAAATCTGGTGGTTTACATTTATTTATATTTTTTTCTGATTGGGCAAACAAAGATAAGGTCAAAGAAAAACTAGAAGAAATAAACAAAGAATATTTTTTATCAAAAGAAGTGTTTCCATTAAATAAGGCTGTAGGTATGCCTTACTTTAATGCAAATGCAGCGGTTGAATATGCATTTGATGATAACAATACACCACTAATGCTAGGTGGTTTTTTAGAATTAGCAAAAAAGAAAACATTAGATCCAAAAGAATTCCTTAAATACAAAGTAACAGAATACAACGCAGAAACTGATTGGAGAGACTACCCGCCTTGTGTACAAAAAGTTATACAAGAAGGTTGGACAGGAGACAGAAACAACATGCTATTCAATGTTTGTGTAACAGAAATGAAAAAAGCAGAAGGCAATCTGACTGTGAAACAATTGAAAGACATAGCTTGGGATAGACAGAAAACTATTTTTGCGAATCACCCAAAAGGACCACTCAAAAGAAATGAAAGTGATGGTACGGCACAATCAGTGCATACAAAAGGATATGAATATTTTTGTCCACCTAAGCATAATTTCGTAGCTTCTATATGTGATAAAGAAACTTGTAAACTTAGAAAGCTTGGTATTGGTGTACAAGCACCAGATATTAAGAATGAATTTACAGGTTTGACATATACTGAAACAACAAAAGAAATTATTTATGAATGTACTTTTAGAGATAGACACATAAGTTTTAGACCTGAAGATACAAAAGACGAGAAGTCTTGGAGAGTTTGTTTAGCTAAATATAGAATATTTTGGTTAACACTACCTAGACCAAAGAAGGGGCCAAGTCCATTCGAGCTGCTGATGAAACATTTACTTGAGTCAGCTGTTGAGAATACATCACTAAAATATGAGGATACGGTTGAAGAAGAGAAATACAATACTCTTAAAATATTTTTTGAAAGCACAATTGAACAAGATGATTTTACAAAATTAAAAGATGGGTACACTGTTTTAGATAGTAAAGATAATATTTGTTACTTTAAAAGAAACACATTGTCTGATTTTCTTGATAAAAGAAAAACACCATTCAAGTCGGTAAACCAAGCTGTTCGACTTTTAGATTGTAAAAAGCATGATTTCTTTGAAGGTGAACGTAATGTATGGTATGTTACTATGCCTGAGTTCGTTAACCACCAAAAAATAAAACCAAAAACTAACACACAACAAGAACTTAGCGAGATGGATGATGAGTACCACAACAAATTTAGGACTCCAGAAACAAAAACAAATATACAGAAAGACAATTAAGATCTTTGGTCCACCCGGTACAGGTAAGACTTGGACTCTTATTGAAAGAGTAGTAAAGCGACATTTAAAAAATGGTGTAGATCCAGAGAAGATAGCCTTCATATCATTTACAAATAAAGCAGTTGATACCGCAAAGATAAGAGCTCTGGAAGCTTTTCCACATCTTGATTCTAAATCGTTTAGTAGATTTAGAACTTTACATTCTTACTGCAGAAGATATTTTGAAGAAGAAATATTTGATACCAAAGATTGTATGATTGATTATGCACTTACAAATAATTTTGTAAAACGATCAGACAATAGACTATCTCAAGATAACTTTACATATTCTGATTGGTCACTTGGTATTTATGATAAGGCTAGAAATTTGTTAGAAGATCCTGTGCTTGTTTTTAAAAGAGAAGCACAGAAGAAAGAATCACTTGATGTTTATGTTAGAAAGATAAGCACGTATGAGCATTATAAAACTTCAGGAGGGGAAAGATCTTTTCTAGATTTTACTGACATGATTGAAAGAGCTTTACATGAAGTAGAATTTCCTGAGCTAGATGTTTTGATACTTGATGAGGCACAAGACTTTACACCGCTGCAATGGTCATTGATTTATAAAATGTCAGATAGAGTAAAAAGAATTTATCTTGCAGGTGACGATGACCAGGCCATATATCAATGGAATGGTGCTGATACAAAATACTTTACTAAATACTTTCCTGGTAGGAAAGTTGTATTACGTAAGACAAGAAGATTTGGAACTGCAATACATCAATTTTCACAAATAGTTAGAAAAGGTATTCTCGATAGTGTTGATAAGGAATTTGAACCACTTATAAAAGAAGGTCTTGTAAAAAGATATTTGAGTTTCAAGGAGATACCTTTTGAGAAGGATGAAGGTAAATGGTTTTTATTAGGTAGGATACACACAACAGTCAATGAGCTCAAAGCACTAGCCAAAGATGCAGGAATCTATTTTGCAGATAATAAAGGTCAAAAATCTTTTGATCAAAACCAATGGTTAGCAATTAAAGCTTGGACTGCTATATCAAATGGCAGAGAGATAATGAAAAAAGAAGCTGAGGTTATGTATAAATTTATAAGACAAGTTACAGATTCTGATTACAGGACACCAAAGTTTTGGAGTAATGAACCAGATTATAAGAGATACAATTTTACTGCATTGAAAGAATGGTGTGGTTTAGACTTGCCTGATGAATCACAAAAGAAAGCATGGTGGTGGATCTTACGTAGAAACTTTAAACCAAGACAAGTAATTTATTTTTTAAGATTGTTAAAGAGATACAAGCAAAGTAAGTTAGATGGAGCACCCAATGTAATTATAGATACAATACACTCTGTGAAAGGTGATGAAGCGAATCATGTATTGTTATATTCAAAAGCCAATTGGCCTTCTAGTTTTAGACATAAAAACAAAGATGAGAAATCAAATGAAAAGAAAGTTTGGTATACAGGTGTTACAAGAGCAAGAGATAGTTTGCATTTACTTAGTACAGATTACAAGTATAACTATCCTATTGGTCAAGATTACTTAGTTTATGTACAGGGAGAGAAATGAACCATTTAGATTTATTTAGTGGCATTGGTGGTTTCAGCTTAGCCTTAGAAAAAGTTGGTTTTAAAACTATAGCTTTTTGTGAAAACGATCCTTATTGTAGATTGTTGCTGCAAAAGCATTGGAAAGGAGTTACAATACATAATGATATTAAAAAATTGGAAGCGAAGGACATTAAAGAACCAATTGACATCCTCACAGGTGGCTTTCCTTGCCAACCGTACAGTGTTGCAGGCAAGCAAAAAGGGACTGATGACAACAGATATCTCTGGCCAGATATGTTTAGAGTCATTAAAGAAGTCAAACCCACCTTCATTATTGCAGAAAATGTGCGAGGAATTATTAACATCCAAGACGGCATGGTATTCGAAACAGTGTGCTCTGACTTGGAAGCTGAAGGTTTCGAAATCCAGACGTTTGTTATTCCAGCTGCAGGCGTCAACGCTCCACACAAAAGAGAAAGAGTCTGGATTGTGGGCTACTCCAAACACAATGGATCACTTGCCTCCAAGATCAAAAGAAGGAACAATAAAATTGATGACAGGACAGCGGAAGGGCAGAACACGTCCATCGAACCTGAGAGAACAAGTGGATCCAGAGACAATGAGATTGTGGAGAACTCCAGACGCGAACTGCATGAGAGGTCCAGCATCCGAGAAAAGAATGAAGATGAAATTGGAAAAGAGAATGCCAATCAGTTTGAACGATCAAGTAGCAAATCCACATCTGATGTGGCCAACACCAAGGGCAAACAAAGTGACACCAATAATTACAGACAAGAATCGGGAGAAGTTAGCGAACAGGAACAAATCGAATCTAGAAGAGGTCGTAGCTGGACATTGCGGGAGGCAAGTTGGAGCTCTGAACCCAATGTGGGTAGAGTGGCTAATGGGATACCCGGCAGGGCATACAGACTTAGAGGATTGGGAAACGCTGTCGTCCCAAAAATCCCTGAAGAAATAGGAAAGGCAATATGGAAAGTACTGAACCAAAATTAAGAATACTATCTTTAGGCGCTGGCGTGCAGAGTTCAACAATGGCTTTGATGGCTGATGCAGGGGAGTTTGGTGATAAACCTGATGCAGCTGTATTTGCAGATACAGGTTGGGAACCAAAACCTGTAATGAAACATTTAGAATATTTAAAAAATGTGATCAGTTACCCAATACACATTGTTAAGAAAGGTAATATTCAAGACGACATACTCACGGCTCTCGCACCAGGCGGAAATCAATTCGCTTCCGCACCATTTTATACTTTAAATGAACAAGGTAAAAAAGGCATGGGTCGTAGGCAATGCACAAGAGAATATAAGATTACTCCAATTGCAAAAAAAATTAGAGAATTATGTGGATTAAAACCAAGACAAAGATTTCCAAAAACAGAACATGTAGAGGTTTGGGTTGGTATATCAACTGATGAGATCATGCGTATGAAACCATCAAGATTTTGGTGGCAAAAAAATAGATGGCCTTTGATTGAAAAAAAGATGTCTAGGCAGGATTGTTTAAAATGGTATGAAGGTAAGGGTTTTAAGATACCCGTGAAATCTGCGTGCATAGGTTGTCCGTTTCACGATGATAATTTCTGGATTGATATGAGAAATAACAGGCCTGAAGAATTTGCAAATGCTGTAGAATTTGATAAAAGTATGCGTATGCATAATCCAAAAGTAAAAAATTATGTCCATAGATCATGTGTCCCCTTAGACGAGGTAAAGTTTAAGAATGATGACGGGCCAGATCTATTTAACAATGAATGTGAGGGTATGTGCGGTGTTTAGAAATGTAATCATACAAGCTCTTGAAGATAGATATAATGCTCAAATTTCTGAAGCTGAAGCAACATTAAAAATATATATGGAGAAACCTGTAGGTATAGGTGAGCATCCACAACATATTGATGAGTGCGATAAACTTATTGAAAAAATATCTAGTGCTGAAGAGAAATTAGAAACATTACAAGCTTTTAAATTATGAGTGATAAAGAAATGTTTGAGGGCGCCTTTCCTCAAGATAAACAAATTGGTGGATCTCATTATAAAGACTTTCATATTCAACCTTATGAATTCATATCCAAAAATAACCTTTCTTTTTTCCAAGGCAACGTTATTAAATATGTTTGTAGATATTTAAATAAAAATGGTATCGAAGATCTAGATAAAATAATACATTATTGTGAATTAGAGAAGCTTAAAATGAAGGATATGAATGACAAACGTAATAAGAAAAGACATAACGGTAGCAAAACATAATTTTAGGTTAGAGATATATCCACAATTAGAAGGATGTGATGACGTTACGTTTGAAATTTATCCTGCAGATTATCATGCAGCTCTTTATGCATTTAGTAATAAAGAAAAATTAAATAGATTAATTAGAGAAAAACATATATACGAACCAAAGAAATGACAGGTTTACAATTTACATTTAATTTTAAAAAACATATTTGGTCTTGTCCCTCAGAGTACAAAGATTTAAGTGCTTATGATGAAATAGCTATAGATTTAGAAACAAGAGATGATGGTATTAATAATAAACTTGGTGCAGGTTGGGCAACTGGTAATGGTTATGTAATTGGATTTGCTGTAGCAGTAGAAGGTTGGCAAGGTTATTATCCATTCAATCATTTGGGTGGAGGTAACATGATACCTGAGCAAGTAAAAAATTATATGAAAGAAGTATGTGGTTTACCTAGTAGAAAAATATTTCATAATGCACAATATGATGTTGGTTGGTTACAACAAATGGGTATACCTGTAAATGGTGAGATTGTTGATACCATGGTAGCTGCAGGTATCATAGATGAGAATAGATGGTCTTATAGTTTAAATGCATTAGCTAAAGATTATCTTGGTGAGCTAAAGTCCGAGCAAGATTTGAATGAAGCAGCTAAGGATCACGGTATTGATCCAAAGGCTGAGATGTGGAAGTTACCTGCGGAACATGTTGGTTTTTACGCTGAACAAGATGCACGACTTACGTACCTTTTATGGCAAAGGTTTAAACCAGAAATACATAATCAAAACTTAACTACAATATGGGAATTAGAAGCAAAGCTGTTACCAATATTATTAAAGATGCGTACTAAAGGTGTGCGGGTTGATGTAGAGAAGGCTCATCAACTAAAAAAAGAGTTCCAAGCTCAGGAGAAGAAGTATCTAACAAAAATAAAACAGCTAGCAGGCAAAGAAGTAGACATATGGGCAGCAAGACAAATAGGCGAAGCCTACGACAAGTTAGGGATAGATTATCCACGTACCGACAAAACTCATGAGCCATCGTTCACATCCAATTGGTTAGCTAATTCAAAACACGAAATATCAAAATTTATAGCACAGGCTAGAGAGATCAACAAGTTTCATGGTACATTCCTGGACTCAATATTAAAATACGAACACAATGGGAGAATACATGGCGAGATCAATCAGTTACGTAGTGACAGTGGTGGGACTGTTAGCGGCCGTTTGTCTATGGCTAATCCTAATCTTCAACAGTTACCAGCACGTAACAAAGATTTTGGACCAAAAATC